AACATGAGCCCGCAGACGATTATGGCGGCGGGTTATAAAACTTAAAAGGAGCAAGAAACATGCTGACACTTTTAGAAGCTGCAAAACTCGTACAGGATCCCTTAAAGCGTGGTGTTATGGAACTGTTCCCCCGCACGTCCCCTGTATTGGAACGTTTACCTTTCTTCAGTGTTAACGGCCAGGCTTATAAATATAATGTTGAAGAAACCTTGCCGGGAATCGCTTTCAGGGGAATTAACGAGAGCTACACGGAAGATACCGGGGTTGTAAATCCACAGGTGGAGGCCCTGTTCATAATGGGAGGGCTTTCAAAGGTTGACCGGGCTTTGATTAAAACGCAGGGAAATGCTGCTAATCTAAGATCAATTTATGATGGGATGAAAGCTAAGGCTGCAGCACTCACATATACGAAGAAATTCTTCAGTGGAAACAACTCCAATGATCCGAATGAGTTCGATGGACTCGAAAAGCGTCTCACGGGTGATCAGGTCCTTGATATGGGTTCCAGTGATGGAGGTGACACACTGGCACTGGCCAAAATTGATGAATTGCTTGACGCAGTCCAGGGCAGTCCTGATGTCCTGTTTATGAATAAAACACTGAGGCGTAAGGTGAACGCTCTAATCAGGGCAGCAGGACAGGCAACCGAGACGGTCAGCAATTCATTCGGGCGCCAGTTGGCATCATATGCAGGTGTCCCGATTGCAGTCATTGAAGATGACAAGGACGGCAACCCCATACTTGGATTTGATGAACCCGACCTTGATGACGGTGATAAAAACGTCTGCACCTCCATCTATGCAGTTCGTTTCGGTCTTGCCGAGTATGTATCAGGACTGCAGAGCGGATCAATGGATGTGCTTGACCAGGGGCTAACCGGGACTTTCTATCAGACTTTGATTGAATGGATTTGCGGTTTGGGAGTGTTTCACCCGAAAGCCGCCGCAAGGCTCCGGGGAATCAAGAACGCCTAACCTAAACCGATAGCCTGAAAAGGAGCAAATAAAATGTTGGATACCGAACACATTCTAAAAGATGCCGGCGCAGTGACATCAAGCGGTTATGGTCAAGTTGATGCCTCTGCCAAAGTTGTCAATTTGGGTGCCGGTCTTGTCCGTGGAAATCTTGTGCTGGATATTTCAGCAGTCAAGATCTCTGCCAAAGATGAATCTTACACCATCCACCTCATGGGCGGGACCGCTCCCAGTTTTACTGGCACTGTTTCGCTGTGCTCGAAAGAGCTGGGTGCCCATGGAGCGCTGCAAGGTAACGTGGACGCTAAGCTGTCCAAGGTTGTGATGCCCTTCATGAATGAAGAAAGAGGGCTGGTTTATCCATACGTGCGAGTGCGCCACGTAACCGCTGGGACTTCACCCTCAATCAACTATCAGGCAAGGCTTGAGCAGGATTTGCCTCAGCGTGGTGTGACGTCCATGAATCAGACAACCACCACTACGACGACCACGACCACGGTTTAACGGTACAATGCGCAAATGCGCTTTGTATATAGCCTTTTCCCGGTTATGTCTTTGCCGTTAAAAGCGGGCGGTCAATCGAGGATGGAGTTAGGATTAGGCGTGCGATTGTTGTTTTTTTCCGATGGCAACAGTTCTCCTTAGACGAGGGGAAGGGAGAATGCATCTTCTACGGGTTGATACCTGTCTTCCTTCCCCTCACTTTTTTAGGTGAAACTATGTCAGACCTTTTGTCCGAAAAGTACAAACACCAGCACCGGATTCAGGGTCTTTTAAACAGCCTATCGGATGAAATAGCCGAAAGCCTGGACGGTGCCCTGGAGAAAGTGACAGGCAAGATCATTCTGCTGGAGAACAAAGCCGAGCAGACAAAGTCCCTGTTGAATAAAAAGAAATATCTTAATTTGCAGAAAGTTGAGATTGAAAAAATGCTTGCCGAAACATACCAGGACATAGGCCAAACCATCAAGGGCACCACAGTTGACCTGGCTGCAGCCACACCAGGGATTATTGACGGAATGGTCAAAGACTCAGGGATCACCATTCAAATGGGAGTCCCTCACCTGGACAAAAAAACCCTCACTGCATGGTTTGAGTCTGCCCAGATTGAAGGAACGTTTTTCAATGATTGGCTGAAGAAATTGGAATCTGGAGCAGTTTCAAGGATTGTCAAAGAAACCCGCCAAAGCCTAATTCTGCATGAGGGCACCAGTGCGACCGGTAAACGAATTGCAGAAGCCCTGAAAATTGGCAAGAAGTCTGCTGAAGGCATGGCCCACAACGCACTCCATCAAGCCAGCAATTGGGCGGAAAAACAATATTGGATTGAAAACAGAGAGGGTGTCAAGTCCATGTGTTTTGTGGCTGAGTTGGATCGACAGACCACACCCTTGTGCATATCCTTATCAGGCAAGACTTTCCCAATCGATGACGCTCCCGTACCACCCCTGCACTGGAGGTGCCGAAGTATGCTCATGCCTGTCTGGAGAAACTCAGCCCTGAATGAGTTGGGAACAGTCCCTGCCAGAATTGACACCCAACCAAGGACCATCCATCACCGGGATGGAACCACCTCAACCGTGTACGATAAAAGGCGGGTGCAATTTCCCAAATCCGGTGTGACCTATAACCAGTGGATGAATGGAATGGTGAACAGTGCAAACCCTGCAGACGCAAGTTTTGCCAAAGAGGTGTTAGGCCCCACACGCTTTAATCTGGTCAAGTCTGGAAAGCTGAAAATCAATTCACTGTATTATCACGGGAAACTCAGAACCATTGACGAATTGAAGAGGTTAATCAAATGAGCTTAATCAAATATCCGGCAACGGGCTATAACAGTTTTGTGGCTGAGGAAGAGGCAGATGAATATTTTGAGGGCAGGCTTCATGCTGGTAAATGGGACAGCACCAATAAAGAGGCTGCACTACTGACAGCATATAGAAGCCTCCAGGAACTGGACATAACCATTGACACCGCTGACAGTGCGCAACTGGCATTGATCGAAAAGGCCCAGCTTGAGCAAGCGCTGTTTGAGGCCACCAGGGACGTGGATGCTCCAGCATTCTCCAGTGTGAGTTTGGGCGGTCTTGTATCGGTCAAGATGCCTGGAAACCAGACAGAGCAGCCCAGGTATTCACACCGGGTGCTTGCCCTACTGAAGGCTTTCATGGTCACCCACGTGATTGAGCGGACCAGATAAAAGATGCAAGATGCTATCTGCCAGAAATGCCGAAAGCGGAAAACGTGCAAGGCCCCTTGTGCACCAGTTGAAGAGTATCTGCACAAAGACAATCTCACAGCATTCCAGAAAAATGGGATCGGCAAGCACGGGGAAGAGATTCGCATTGCCATGCCCAGGAGCAGGGAGATTCAGCAATCCTGTTTATCTGGTGGCCTGGATGATCCCAGACTATCCAGCAGAGAGGCCAAGGCCTTTAGCACTGAGGCAGAGAATCCGTTCAGGCACTATGAGCCGAACAAAAAGCAAACCAGTGTTTTTATCAAGCGGTTTTTCGGGCAGTGGTCTTATGAAGACATCGCCCAGGCCCATAACATCAGCATCGATGCTGCACGAAAGATTTATTATGCTGGAATTCAAAGACTGCTATCTGTTATCATTGAAATGGATGCTGTACGAAAAGCCATGAGCCCGAAGGACCGAAAGAAAGCTGATGTTGCGAAACAGAAAAGATACCTCAAAAAGAACCGGGCTAAGGTGAATGCTCGGAGACGAGCCCACTACCATAAGAATAAAGAACGTATCAACGCCAAGAGAAAGGAACATTACGCCAGAGAAAAAAGGTGCCTGCCCGCCTCCGGCTGATCAACCCCATTCGTAATTCCCTCTAACCGCCAGTAACCGCTGATAATCAGGGAATTTTACAGTTAAAAATGCCCGAAAAACAGCCAAAAAGTTTACATAAAGGAATTTTATCAGACGTTAACAACGTTTGTGTTTCCGATTACAGTCAATTGGAGGGAATTATCGAGAATTACCATTTTGAAAAGCAGGCACTTTTTAGGCAAAAGCGTTCTCAGATTTTCACCGAAAACCTTTCAAATTCTAATAATTTTATTTTGCCTATACTGTAGTTAGTTTTGCCTATACCGTAATTGGTAGATAATCGATGATTTTCGACTTTATCAGAAGAATAGTCAAATTTTCATACGGCATTCCACTCATGGAGTCTTTCCGGAATCTCCAGATAGCTCCAGCACTCCCGGTTAATAACTGCATACACTGACCGGAGGGGAATGTCCATTGCCTTTGATAGCATTCTCCTTGAAAATCCCATTTGGGTTAGGAAGTGGATGACGTATATATCTGTCTCAGTCCGTTTGGCCCGACCGTTATTCTCACCTGACCATACGCCTGTGGCTGCGTGGATTCGCATATGCTCCCTGTGGGGCATTATCGCAATGTGGTCAGGCTGTACGCATGATCGATTCCAGCAGGTGTGGTGTGCGTCCATCCCTTTCGGAATCCTTCTGCCATTCGCGTGTTCCCACAACCATCGATGGGCAGCCACTTCTTGCTGCTTTTCTGGGTTGTAAAATCGGCCATACCCCCTGTGGTCTCGATAACCGATCCATTCCCAACAGCCGGAAGGATCGCTCCTAACATTCTTCCTGAATTTCTTTCTTGTTCTCAGGCTCACCATATATCCCCCTGTTATTGCAAGCGATTTCCTATATGAGTGGTTGCAAAAGCTATACGCCATTAATATTCGTTGTGTGCTATGTGTGTTAGGTGTGCTGGTATTTTTTCCACTTCGCTAATAGTAAATTACATCTTGAGTTAAAATCACCAAATCCTTGAAACACGTGGCACACCTAAAACACATTGTATAAAAACAGATAGTTATGTATTGCTCTCGTATTAGGTGTGACCATTTCACCGGGCTCACGCATCCTCTGCAATTAAATCGTCGATGCTGAACTCGCTGTTTGACGCGTCGTAGTCAACATCACGGACATCGTTTTCTTCTTCACTCTCGGGCTGTTCGTCCCACTCCGGTATGCGGATACCTATAGCATCCTGAAACTCTCGGCGGCAGGTTTCCAAATCCGGTAAAATATACATATACCCGCGCTGGTATCTGGAACCTCTATATCTTCGCTCAAGACCCGGGCATACTTTTCTCAATTCTTTACCGAGCTGGGACTGGCTCAACTTATAGCGCTCGCCAACCTCTCTTGAAAATTTGATGTACTCATTGTGCATCTCCTCAACCGAAATTGTATCTATCTCCAGCCCTTCATTTAGTCGGTCAAGCCAAAATTTTTGTACGGTTGTCATGCTGAAGGTAATCTGCTCCAGAAGTGCCTGAGTCCGTGGGGCATGCCGCAGATTATTAAGGTCAAAATCTCGAGACATCAGGTCATAAAGCATCGCTTTGACTCCGCCATTTTCCATCTGGTCGACGATAGCGCCGAAATATTCATGGTCCTGAATGTGATCATCGGACACGTCGAGAACGAAAAATCTTCGTTCTTGGCAGCCCGCTGGTACAACCCAATCATTATTCGAGGCCATGAGCAAGTTCACATGATTTTGTACCGGAAAAGCGTTAACATTTTTGGGTTCGATCATGAATATATCTTCTGTTATTAAACCCTTAAGTGATCCCTCAGATTTTTTATCCCCTGCGAAGAAACTTTCATCCGCAAACACCAAAAGAGCGTCTTTAAGGTGCTGATTGAATCTGCCGGTGAGTTGGGAGCCGGAAAATAAATGCAAAAAGTGGTTCCCAAAAATTTTCCCAAAATTATTGACAAAAATACCTTTTCCAACGCCTCTTTTGCCTCTTAATACGATAGCGGTGCCGGGCCTAACGCCACCGGGTCGTTGTACGATCCTTGCCATCCAGTCGAGAAGCCATTGGTAATGTTCCTCATTACCATCGCAGATTATTTCCAAAATGTGCTGCTGCATAAGCTCCCAGATGCCGTGCTGTGGTTCAACAGCATATCCACGAAAAAGATTGTAGTAACCGTCAATCTCCACTCCAGGGGCAAAAACAATCCCCTCATACTCTCGCCGATCACATGAGTCCAACCACGCCGATGCAATACTAAACTCTTTTTTCCCGAATTTTATTTTCCGATTGGAATACCTGTTTTTGAAGTCATTGATGCTGGAAAAAGATATATCTGGCCGGTTAAAAACGGGATCACGTTCTTCGTTTAAAACCAAACATTTCCCGGCAATCATGACAACTGCGTGCCTTGCATTCAGATACTCTATATGTTCGTCAGCGGGCATTAATCAGAATCTTCCTCAAACAATCCAGCCTCTTTTTGTAGCTTGACTTGTTCAGCGTATTTTTTTTCCCAACGCATAAGGTCACGGTCGATAGCTGATATAATTATAGAAGATTGACTAACCCCCTGAATAGCCGAGGCCCTCTTTAACCTGTTACTCAGGTTTCTTGTCACCCTGACATTCAACATCACTGGTTTTGTTCGCTTCATTTGGAAATTTCCTCCTTGACAATATTAATGTAAAGCCATATGCTTTACATAGTAAGGCCACTAATATAAATTGTCAAGTACAATTTATATATTTATCAAATAACTGTGAAAAAAGATGAAACCCAACTACGTTGACACACATGATTCCTTATAATAAACCTCTATATGGAGGTGATTTCATGAAAGGATCTTGCCATTTCGACAAGAAGTCTAAACGGTGGCTTGTGTCAATTTATTGGGAAGGAAAGCGCTACAAGATATTTCGACATCCGATGACAAGAGAGCCATTCTGGTCAGAAAAATCCGCAGAGAAACAACTAAATACGATACGTTCTGAAATCGACAGAGGTGTTTTCAATCCGAAACGCTGGAATCCTGATAGCCCAATGTC